AATGTGTATAGTGTGAGGTTTATCACTGACGATAGCGGAGTGATGGATCTAGGTAAACTACCTGCTGATGGCACTGTGTTTGTTCAGGTGATAACCGCACAAGACAAAAATTATGTCAACTCTGGCAAAGACAACAAAAGATGAACATAGAGAGTTAATTAGGCAGCAAATAGTTAGGAACCCAAACATAACTATTAGTGCTGCTGCTAGGAAGGTTGGTCTAGATAGGGACTATGTTTCAAAGCATGTAAAGAAGATTAGGAGAGAGCGTGCTAACAGAATCAACACTCAAACTATTGGTGTTGAGTTAGCAAGGACTGAGGATTTGTTTAACGATCTAGCAATGGAGGCGTATAAGATACTAAAGACTGCTAAGCATCCATCAGTTAGAATATCTGCCATTAGGACACTGAATACACTGGCTAAAGACCTACTAGACATTAAGTTTGATGCGGGAGTATTTGAACGCAAGCTTGGTGAGATCAAGACTGTATCATTTGAAGGTGTACTGGAGCTAATATATGACCAAAGAGCAAGTAAAGAACCTGATAAAATCGAAGGATGATCCCGTATGGTTTGCAACCAATTTCTTTTCCATTGAGTTAGAAGAGTATCAAAAGGATGTACTGAGTGCTATTCATAGATCCGACAAGGTAGCGTGGCGTTCAGGGCATGGTGTAGGCAAAACTGCTACTGCTGCTATCACAGCATTGTGGTTTTTGCTAACAAGACCATACTCGAAGGTAATTACTACTGCTTCATCTTGGAGGCAGGTTTCTAAGGTACTATGGCCAGAAATACACAAGTGGCTAAGAAGTGCTAACTGGGAGTTAATAGGTAAGCCAACTAAGATGGAAACTCTGAAGCTTGGGATAGAGTTAGGTGCAGACTGGTTTGCTACAGGCGAGGCTTCAGATATACCGGAGAAGTTAGAAGGATTTCATGCTGAGTATATTTTATATATTGTAGATGAGGCTAAGATTGTTCCCAATGGTACATTTGAATCTATAGAGGGTGCTTTATCATCAGGTAAGGAAGCTAAGATGTTGGTTATATCTACCCCACCTCCTGAGATGGCGGGGTATTTTTATGAAATATTTAGCAGGAAGAGGTTGGGCTTTGAGATATTTCACACATCAGCAATAGATTCAAAGCGGGTTAATCCTGAGTGGGTAGAGGCAAGGAGAGAAGAGTGGGGTATAGACTCTCCTGTATATCAGACTAGGGTATTGGGTGAGTTTGCAGAAAGCGGGGAGGATAATCTAATACCCCTCAAGTGGATTGAGCGTGCTGTGGGAAGAACTGTCAAAGACGGCACTGTTGATGTTGGCGTTGATGTTGCAAGGTTTGGTAGCGACAAGACAGCCATAGCGACTAGGAGTGGGCAGAGGTTGGTAGAGCTTGATACATACTCCAAGGAGGATACTATGAAGACAACAGGTAGGGTAATAGCGGCCATTAAAAAACATGGACCAGAGAGTGTGAAGGTAGATGTCATTGGTATAGGTGCTGGTGTAGTAGATCGGTTATTAGAGCAGGATCATGAGGTAGATGGAGTTAATGTGGCAGAGAAGGCAGACGATAGCGAGAAGTTTCTAAATCGTAGGGCAGAGCTATATTGGGGTCTAAGGGAGAGGTTTCAACAGGGTGACATATCAATACCAGATGATGAGAGTTTGATAGGTGAGCTGGCTAATATTAAATACGAGTTCACAAGCCGAGGGCAGATAAAGATTGAAGCAAAAGAGAAGATGAAGAAGAGAGGGATGAAGTCACCGGACATGGCAGATGCTGTTATGTTAGCGTTTGCAAAGGATGTAGGTAGTAGTGTTGACATGATGGTGTTTTAGTGTTAACCTCTACATGTAATTGGCTAATGAGAGATAGCTATAATATGTGGCAAAGAAAAAATCATTAACAGAAACACCTCAGTTATCACATTCGGCTGTATTTGGCCTTGATGTTCCCCCTGCGAAAAAAGCTAAAGATTACCTAGAAGCGTATAGATCGTGGGTGTATGCTGCTGTGAGTAGGATTGCAGATCAGATAGCTGCAATGAACCTTGATCTGTATAAGATAAAGAGGACAAGGACTGAGGTAGAGACTGAGAAGGTTGAAGAACACCCCGCATTAGCACTCTTAGCCCATGTAAACGATTTCACTACACAATCACAACTATTCGGTTTAACACAAATATACCTTGAGCTAATGGGTGAGGCTTACTGGGCTGTGATAAGAGAGGGCGGGGTCATTACCGATATATGGCCACTGAGACCTGACTGGATAAAGATCAAGCCATCCAAGAAGACATTCGTTGACCACTATATCTATAGACCAGATGGCAGTGGCAAGGAGGTTAGGTTAGAGCGAGAGGATGTAATACCATTTAGATACTTAAACCCATTGAACCCATACAGAGGTAAGGGGCCAGTACAGGCTGCCGCAGCTCCTATTGATATAAACGACTTTTCTTCCCAGTACCAGAGAGCTTTCTTCTATAACTCAGCTATGCCCTCTTTAGTGTTCACTACAGACCAGAAGCTAAGAGAGCAGGAGATTAAGCGTTTCATGTCTAACTGGGAGTCTAAGTTCAAAGGCCCACAGAAAGCACACCAGATTGCATTCCTTGGTGGTGGGTTAAAGCCGGAGCCACTGACAGATTCAATGAAAAACCTAGGTATCTTAGAATTACGTGAGTGGGTAAGGGATGAGATACTCTCGGTCTTTGGTACGTCTAAGTCTAACTTAGGTATTGTAGATGATGTGAACAGGGCTAACGCTGAGGCTAACGATGCTCGGTGGCTTAAAATGATAATCAAGCCTAAGATGAGGAGTTTCACCACACAACTCAACGAGTTCCTATTACCTATGTATGAAGAGCGTGGTACACACTTCTTTGACTTTGAAGATCCAGTGCCAAAGGATCAGGAAAAAGAGATTGAATATATCAAAGCGGGGCTAGAGGGACCGTTCTTAACAATCAACGAGGTAAGGGAGAGCCAGAGCCTTACACCAGTTGAAGGTGGAGATGCTATTTACATGCCGTTTAATATGCAACCAGTCGGTACTACCATAGACACAGTTAAAGGTTTGTTTGGAAAGTCTAAGGACAAGGAAGAGGGTGTAATACGGCTTGAGTTAAAGAAAGTACCTGAGAAGAAGAAAACATTTAATGTACCTTTACCACAGAGAGAATTAAAAGAGTTACACAAAGAGTTGAGAGAAAAGAAGCTAAAGGATGGCATCAATATAGATTTGAAAAAGATTATAGCTAATGTGATGAGTCAGAAGGATGGACTCAAGAGCAGAGAGCAGGATCTGATTGGTAAGTGGAAAGAGATTGTTGTTGTAACTAATATCTACGAGGCAGAGTTCTTTGAAAAGGTAACAATACTATTAAACCAACAGCAGGAGATGGTAAACGATAATATTGATACTTTGAAGATGATGAAGCCCCAGGTACTTAAGAAGCGAGCAAAGCAAGATGAGCTGGAAGGTAATGTGTTTGAGGAAGATGAAGAGAATAAACGCTGGTTACTGCTACTTATGCCATTTATTAGACAGATCATAGTTGAGCGTGGAAGAGCTGCATTTATAGACATTGGTATTGAATCGGATCTTAACACCAGAGATGCCGGCATTACTGATTACTTTCAGAACGAAGGTGCTAGGTTTGTCACCATAGTTAATAGTTTGACAAAGGAGAAGATATCTACACAGCTTAACGAAGGTGTGCTTGCAGGTGAGAGTATCCCACAACTAAAGAAGAGAGTAGAAGGTGTGTATGCAGATGCTAGAGGAGCGAGAGCTGAGATGATTGCTAGAACTGAAACTACTAGAGCGTCAACCAAGGCTACTTTAGAAGCGTGGAGGCAGTCTAACGTAGTAACATCCAAGGAGTGGTGGACAGCAGAGGATGAGCGTGTCTGCCCTTGGTGCAACAGTATGCACGGCAAGCAGTTTGGCATAGATAATAATTTCTTTGATAAGGGCGATAATCTAAACATAGAGGGTAGAGAGCTAAGCTTTGACAAATATTCAGTAGACGGTCCCCCACTCCATCCAAGTTGTAGATGTATGCTAGTTCCAGTGCTGGGTAGCAAGAGTGCAAAACCACTCAAGAAGGAAACACCAAAGCCTATCTCTGACCTTCGAAAGAACCACGCTAAGATAAAGAGTATGGAGAAGGAAGAAAAGCGATTAGAAACGAAACTGGAGGCTCTGGAGGGTAACATAAAGGGAAAGTATGAGGAGCTAGATCAAGAGATACCAGAACTCAAGAGAGCAATACTTGATAAGGCTAAGGCAGATGCTGAAACAGAGAAAGAGAAGATTGTTGGTGAGCTGCGTAAACTTAGAGAGAAAGCTAATGGGCTAATCTATAATGAATGAAAAAGAAAAAGGCATTAAGAAAATTGAAGAAGAGATTACAAAAGCGATTGGAGATGCTGATGAACAGGCTCTCGTTAGGGCGATTGGTGCGTTAAAGGAACTAAGAAAACAACTTAAAGGTAACTTACCAGGTGTAGATTACACAAAATACGAGCAGGCTTTGTTTAAGGACAAGGCAAAGCCTATTCTTGACTATAGCCACGCACAGCTAGAAAAGACGTTAAAGAAAGTTTTAAACAAAGCGGACTTATCTAGCAATGAGGCTAGGGTATTGCTAAAGAGAGTGATTAGTGAGATTAGCAAACTAAAGCTTGAAGTGCCAAGTAAGTTTAAGGTTGAGGTAACTAATCAAGAAAAGGCTCTTGATAACATTAAGGTAAAGAACTTCCCTAAGTCGGTAGATGTAAGCAACTTCCCTAAAACGCTTAAATTGGATAAGCCGGGCTGGTGGAAAGACCCAGAGTCTGTTAAAGGTGTTCTCATTGAAGGCTTTACCAAACTCCTTAAACAGAATAAGGAAACAAGTAAGGTACAGGTTATAAACAGTATACCCCAGGAAGCGATACCAGTTAGGTTGACAGACAGAGATGGTAAAAGATTCTACGATGCCGTTATTACTGCTATTAGTGGGGCGGGTGGCCCAGCATCGTTTAGAGATGGCTCTAAAGACTCGCAGAGGGGTCTAGTTGATGGTGATGGTCATGTGCAGGTAGATGTCCTAACAGCTCCGGG